GAAACACCATTCGATAGAGTTATCGTGGTGCGTTCACTTATTCCTACAAGAGAGATTGGTTTCTTGCCGGGCGATGAAGAAGATAAAGCTGCACTCTATCAAGTACCATATTCTAACATGATGCAATTTATGTTTGAACAACCAAACGAACAAGCATTTAGTATGTTGTATGAACGCTTGAAATCACAGGGAAGTTTTTTCTTTTTATCAACATCATTTCTTAGAGGCCTGACCTTTGACAATAGTATCATTATTGTTGATGAATGTCAGAATCTAAACTTCCACGAATTGGACACCATCATTACCAGAGTAGGTCAAAATTCTAAGATTTTCTTCTGTGGAGATTTTGGACAATCTGACTTGACTAAGCTTAATGAGAAAAATGGACTTATGGATTTCCTACAGATTTTACAAAACATGGACGAGTTCGATTGTACAGAATTTAATATTGGAGATATTGTTCGCTCAGGATTTGTTCGTAACTATCTTATTCAAAAGACCAAACTAGGAATGGGCATTGAATAATTAAACCTTTACCCCTTGACAATAACATATAGCTATGTTATAATTATTACTTAATATTATGGCAGGAAACTACAATGCAACATACACACAAACCAATATCGTTAGTTGAGATAAAAGCAACCAACAAAGACGGAACTCGTTTATATGAAACACCAGAGGGTAACGAGTACCCCTCAATCACTACAGTCCTCTCTATACGCAATAAGCAAGGTCTGAACGCATGGCGTAAACGTGTTGGTAATGATGTAGCAAACTACATCTCACGAACAGCTGCTGCTCGTGGTACTGCCGTTCATCATATGTGCGAAGATTATTTAAACAATCAAGACATGCAAAACCATACTAAAAACTTTTTACCACATGCACTCTTTACACAGTTGCGTGAAAATGTTTTAGATCGTATTGATAATATCTATTCTCAAGAAGCAGGACTTTATAGTGACAAGTATAGAGTTGCAGGCAGAGTTGATTGTATTGCTGAATTTGATGGTGTATTATCTATTATTGATTTTAAGACATCTACTAATCCACGCAAAGATGAATATAATGAATCATATTATATTCAAACAGCTGCATACGCAGAAATGTTTGAAGAACGCACAGGAATTGAGATAAACCAAATCTGTATTCTTGTTGTTACACAAGATGGTGAAGTTCAAGAGTTTGTAAAAGATAAAAAAGAATATCTACCTTTACTAGTTGAAACCATTGCAGAGTGGGAAGAAAAAAATATAGTTGGTATTGTTTCACCAGAACAATGTTAAAAATTAATGCTGGTGTAGCTCAGTTGGTAGAGCAGCTGCCTTGTAAGCATCAGGTCGTAGGTTCGATTCCTATCACCAGCTCCATAAACAATAATCACAAAGGACACACAATGCAAGAATCTAAATATAGACCTAAGATGTTATTGCAAACACCAAAAATATTTTCCTTAGAAATTGAAAAAGTTGCTTTGGAAAAAAAGATAACTCACATGGATGCTGTTGTTTGGTATTGTGAAAAAAATGAGTTAGAACCCGAATCTGTTGCACGATTACTTACTAAAGGACTCAAAGAAAAGATTGAGGCAAATGCAAGAGATTTAAATTTTTTAGTCGAAAAATCAGCACAACTACCAATATAAGGAGATATGGTAATGAATGGTGAAGTTAAAAATGCTTTTGGGGTCTTAGAAGGTATGAAGATAAAAAAACCTGACACACAGTCTAAAGACAGAATTAAACAATTGGAGTATGAGTGTGCAGAATTGCAAAGGGAAAATGCACAACTGACAGAACGATGTAAAAAACTTGCAAGTCGTGTTCCAGAGTGGCCTAAAGGTTATCGCCCCGGCCGCAGACCTAGTAACAATAATACTCGTCCACGCCACCAAGAGAGAACTAATAATGATCGTAGACCTAATTGATTCAATGGGCAGTGACTTAACAGTCGTTAATGCTGCCAGAGTATCGTTTTCTAAAGAGTCTAAATGGTTAGCACTAAAAACACCAGAGAATGGTCAACCAGAAGGTTTACTGAATGAAGGTGATAAGAAACTTATTAAGTATCTTGCAAAACATAATCATTGGAGTCCTTTTGGACATGCATCTATGCAGTTCAGAATTAAAGCTCCAATATTTGTTGCAAGACAATTAGTAAAACATCAAGTAGGTTTAGTGTGGAATGAAGTAAGTAGGCGTTATGTTGATTCTGAACCAGAGTTTTATGTTCCAAAAGTTTGGCGATTAAAGGCCGAGAATAAAAAACAAGGTTCGTCTGATGAAACTATTGACTATGATGTTTCTTCTACAATGAAACTTGCAGTAAATACTTACAATGACCTTTTAAAATTAGATGTGGCGCCTGAGATGGCAAGAATGATTCTACCACAAAATATGATGACTGAATGGTATTGGAGTGGTACATTGATGGCATTTGCTCGTGTATGCAATCTTAGATGTAAAGATGACACACAAGCAGAAACAAGAGAAATTTCGTGGTTGATTGATGACCTTGCAAAAAACTTGTTTCCTACATCATGGAAAGCATTAAGGTATGAATAGACACATAGTCTATGGAAACGGAGAGTCAAGAGCTCAACTAACGGGCCCTGTCAATCCTAGTGGATTTACTACTTGGGGTTGTAATGCAATTTATCGTGATTTTACTCTTGACAATTTGGTTTCAGTAGATTATAATATGCAACAGGAAGTATACGAATCAGGGTATGCTTTTAAAAATAAATGTTGGTTTACTGATTGGAGTGTTTTACCAAACTTTGATGCAAGTCTAATGAAAATGGGTTGGGCTGATAGTGATGGTACAATATTTGAAACTGCAAGACTGTCTAAAACAGATTGTGTAGTTCAAGGTAAAACAAGAGAACTAGTTGAAAGCAATATCCTAGATGCAATGTCACAGAATCCAAATTTAGTTGAAAAAGATTTAAGACAGAAGATGGAAAAGGATATTGGACTATACATCACTTGGGTTGATAAAAACGACCAAGTAATGGAGATAGATTATCCTAGAGGGTGGTCTGCTGGAAATACTGCACTATATCTTGCTTGTAAGGATGGTGCAGAGGAAGTGTATATGTTAGGGTTTGATGGTAGTAGTTATTCTGAAAACCTAAATAACATATACAAGGGCAGTAAGAATTATCTGCCTGAGGAAAGTCGTGGACTTAACACGATTAACTGGGATAACCAATTTAAAATATTACAAAAGGAATTTCCTGATGTAAAGTTTTATAAGGTTGGAACAGATTTAACATACGATGATTTATACAAAAACATACGTTAACATAAGGAGACTTAAATGTCATTAGATCAATTAAAGAGAAGCAATTCTCTAGATAAATTACTTGGCGAAGTACAAAAGCAAAACGCACCTCAAGAAAAAAAGTCTTACAAAGACGATAGATTATGGAAACCTGAACTAGACAAGTCTGGTAATGGTTATGCAGTGATTCGTTTCTTGCCAGCTGTCGAAGGTGAAGATATGCCTTGGGCTAAAGTATACAACCATGCATTTCAAGGCCCTACTGGCCAATGGTATATTGAGAACTCTCTTACTACTATTGGACAAAAAGATCCTGTTTCAGAAATGAATAGTGCATATTGGAATACAGGTATTGAATCTGACAAAGAAATCGCTCGTAAACAGAAAAGAAAATTACAATATTTCTCTAACATATATGTTGTCAGTGACAGCAAACATCCAGAGAATGAAGGTAAAGTATTCTTGTTCCGTTACGGCAAGAAAATCTTTGATAAGATTATGGCTTCGATGCAACCAGAGTTTGAAGATGAAACACCAGTAAACCCATTTGATTTTTGGGAAGGTGCAAACTTTAAACTTAAAATTCGTAAGGTTGCTGGTTACTGGAACTATGATTCATCTGAATTTGAAAAACCATCTGCAATTTTTGATAATGATGCTCAGATTGAAGAAGTATGGAAAACACAGTATGCTCTTGCAGAATATTCTGCACCAACTAACTTCAAGTCTTATGAAGAACTAAAGACTCGTCTTAATACTGTTCTTTCTGGTTCTGTTACTGTTGGTAATGTTGCTGAAAAGATGGAAGATGAACCTGTAGCTGATGCTACAGTTGATACAAAACCTGTCGATAATACTCCAACATCTGAAGTAGATAAAACTGATGATGATGATACTATGGACTACTTCCAAAAACTTGCTGGATAAAGGTAAAGTGTAGTAGATTAAGAGGTAGGAGAAATCCTACCTCTTTTTTTTTACATAGCGTAAGATGTTGCTCTTTGGACGATTGGGTCTGGATTACCAATATAAGACACAGTAGATGTATTGTTAGATGTGTTGGTAACACTACTATTAGCAATTGGAGTGTGAACAATGTTAATTGGCGTTGTGCCAGCAGTAGGATTACCTTTCATTATCTGAGCAGTTCTAGCAGCATTTACACTTGGAGTAGTAGCAAATTTACCGAAAGAGGTCATACCAGAAGAAATTGTTTTTTGATCTACTAAACCAAAAGTTAAACCAGATAATATTCCTGCTCCAGCTTCTCTTGCAACATCAAGACCATCTGAACCATCTTTGTTAAATTCTTTAAAGGCAGCACTTCCACCAGCAAATAGTGATGAGGCACCCATAGCAAGCAACCCAATGCCGGGAATAAATCTTGCTCCACGCAAACCCATTCTACCTAAAGATGCAAGCTTGCCAGTCTTAACTTTTTTACGTTTATCATCTACGCGAACTTCTTTTCCTGCTTTGTTGGTCGTAGTTACTCCAGCGGTTTTTATACTACTTGGCAACCGATTTGTTATTCCTTTAACTGCTTTTACGGCAAGTCCAATACTACCACCTAAAAGTTTAAATGCAAGTTTCAATCCCGAAAGAGCCATTGTGATAGGAGCTAAAATAACTGACGCTACTAGCAATCCACCTATTCCAACTATTGCTTTACCAATCCCACCAAAGTTTTCTGCAAAACCCTTAACAGTGTTTACGATGTTTGGTAAACCTTCTTTAAGAAAAGTTCTAAGTTTTTCAGTTAATTCTAAAAATTTTGGTGATGCAAAGAACTTGGCAAGTAATAACATAAACCCAGCAAATAATGTACCACTTATTATAGCCATAAGACCTTTACCGGCTGTTCCTGCAATCGCTTTTGCTCTATCTTTCAGATTCAAATTAATACCCATAATACCAGCTGAAATTTTTTGAAGCGTAGTTCCTTGTTCTTGTATTACAGCCCTACGTTCTTTTTCAATTTCTTCTTTAGCGCCGGGCCTATCAGCAGTTTTTTTTCTTAAATCAAATTCTTTATTTTTAATATCTAAGTCTAATTTGTTATATTCTTTATTTTCTCTTGCAACACCTAAACCAGCCTCAATTTTTTCGGCCATAAGTGCCAATTTTTCTCTTAGTGGTTTCAGCTCTTGTAACGCTGAATCAGTAGAATCTGGTTTAACAGAAGCTTCATCTTCTTTTCTATCGTCAGATTTTTGTCCTTTTTTTAATATTACATTTGTTTCTGATTGTTCGTTGGTAAGTAATTTAATTGCTTTAGTATTAGTACCAACTCTTTCATCAACTTCAGTTATTTCTTCTTTTTTATCAAACTTTTCTCTTTTCTTTGCTAGATTTCTTTCATTTACAACTTCAGGCAACGATTGAGCAATAATAGATTTTATACTACCATCTGCAACACCTTGAGATTCAAGAGCTGAAAGTCTTTTATTTGTTTCCGTTAGTTTGTCAACTACTTTATCAAAATCTGCCATTAAGATTTACCTTATTTGTTTTTAACGTATGCTTGTGTTCCAAAGAACGCAGCAACTATACCAGCAACAGCAACAAAATATGTTGGAGCCATACTACCTAGTGTTTTTTGTGCTTCATCTAATCCTATCAATGATGCAAGTACTACTGCGAA